CTAGCCAAATTTTTCTAATTTAACAAGCCTTACATCATGGATAATTTAAAAAACAGAATATTAAGCTACTGAGAAATAAATGTTACGATTTATTCTAATTTTATTTATAACAACATTTATACATGCCGAGAACAATTTAAAATATGATACTAGTTACTGTTCAGACCCTGAGCAACATGAAACATGGGGACGTTTATTAAATGGTAATGAACACTCACATCACATTCAAGCACTTCATGCGCTTTGGATTGGTCTTTGTATTAAAGTAGAAGGTAAGCAAATTACTACTAACTTATCTAATGAGATATTTGAGATGATGAGAGAGAATGTTATTGCCATTGAGCATACGGAAAATGATAGACAACGTAGGTTAGATTATAACGATAGCTTTTAGCTGATTAGCTATCAATTAACCAAGCATTACCAATTGGTTCACTAGCACTACCGATATTACTAATAAGTCAAAAGTTTCATCCTTGTAAATGCTTAACTTTTGGCTCTTTCATTACTTCCCCTTTAAGTAATCACATCCCTTTATAAGCTCAAGCAACTTGCCTGAGCTTTGTTTAATTGACTCTCATAGCTTTTAAACAACCTTCTTAAGATTATGCAATTATAAAGGTCTACCACTGAACAGAATTAAGAATTATTGTTTTTATTTAAATCCAAAATCCTACTAGATAACTCTCTAGCTCTATTTGAAGTTTGCTCTCTTGCCCATATGGAATCTAACATTTCAGCCGAAGCCATTTCATAATATTCGTGCTTTAGATGGTGCAAAGTATTATGAAACTTTAAAAGTCCATAAACACCCATTTGATAAGCCATTTCGCATAATACATCTTGTACTTCTATTGGTGCAGTTGTAAAAAAGTCTATTTTTTTACTCAACACTTTTTTAATACGCTCTATTTTTAAAACTATGAGTGTTTCACTACCCTTTTTACTAATGTATGTGTGACCATGCCCAAATGTAACTTTCAGGTCATCCCAGTTTTTTACAATTATTGCATATTCATCAGCTGGTATTTTTTCAATTGCTAAAGGGTCAATATATGGCTTAGCCTCAAACCCCTCATTCATTTTTACTGAATCAATTATATTCATAAAATAGCCTTTTCAATAATTTTATAAGCTAAAGTTACAGAACCAGCAAAAATAATTGTTGCAAAAGAACCTATTAGTGCGAATTTAACACCAAGAATAAGACCTTTTTTTTCAACAATAGTTAACCTGTCTTCTAAATCTTCAATTCTTTCAAATGCACGTTTTAAAGTTTTATTGATATTTCTATTCTCAATCTCAACAAAAGACTTAATAACTGCAATATCCTCTTTTAACCCATATAATAATTGGTCTCTTGCATCATCAGTCATAATTTGAACTTTCAAAAGTTGCGTTATCTTCATTAGAGATAAAAGAACCATTATCAGAGGTAAAGTATGTTTTTCTAAGTACCTCTAAATCACCACTTGTATTTGTAACAACTATAGTTTTACTATAATAACCACACCCACTAAAGATTATAGCAATCAAGCTAGTCAAAATTATTTTGTACATTTTTAAACTCTCCTTTTATTGTGATATGCATTAATTCGTTTTCTGACTTGTTAGCCCAATAAGCTTTTGAGCCTTTTAAAGCTACTGCTAGAAAATATTTCAATGCTCTACTCATTCTAAAAGGCATTGTCAACCAGTTGGATTTATTAACAATAATTACGGTCAGATTCCAAAAGAACATTAAATTTGCAAACCAAAAATCACCTAGTGTAGTTCCCTCTTCAAACATCCAATCATGAATTTGACAAGCTTTCTCAATAGATAATCCATACATAGTAGAGGGTACTTTTATTCCATCTTTAGCCCCACACCCGTTACAAATCTTTGCTCGTTCTTCTGGTGTTGCATTGGTATAAGATACTGGGATATATTTAAGCATATTCATTAGTCATCGCCTCTAAATTCAGTAAACATATCATTTAACTGATAAGGGCGTTCACTTGTTGAAATACTTGTATAGCAACCGCCTTTCCATACGCTATACTGGTCGTTACAACTTGAATAATTATTCCAACCGCAACGCATATTTCGCCCCTCGTCTTGCGTAGTCCAACGTCTTTGAGAAATAAATTTTTCATTTGGCATGATGTATTGACCGTATGTATGAAGTTGGAAACTTGAAAAATTCACATCTGTATTGCTATTCGCCCAAACAATATAAGAATTAAAAGCACTTATGGTTATATACATAGGAAACTGAACCGTGTTTGTAGTGTACGCTGGCAGCACGTAAAGCCTTTGGTTTGCCGTTCCCTCATTTACTAACACCGCGTGGCTTCTGAAATATAAGTAATAAGGAGCCGTACCTTTTGTGTAGGTATAAAAACGCCCAATTTCAAAAGCACCGCTTCCGTTTGTAGGGTTGAATATAATCTCAAACGTCCATATTGCGCCCGCTGCACTATTAGTCATATTTGAGCCAAAGAAATACATCTTATCACCAGCCTTATTGCTAACTATGTTTGTAGCTATGTTATCGTTGTATGTCGCATCATTACTTTTCAGCAGTGCAACCGCATCCCAAAGCATTTGTCCGTCACGTAGTTGTGTGAAATAGGTATTATAATAACTCCCGTCATGTTCAGTAAAAGCTACAAACAAGTGACCGTCAACGTGACGCTCTGCTACAAAGAACTCTTGCTTTGTGCCGTTTTGGCTAATTGCCGTTGTAGTTGTTGGTGTAATTTTGTAAGATTTATTTGCTTTTAAATCAGTCATGCTAATTTCATCACTTGCGTAAATTATATTTGCATTCATGTAAAAAACTCTAAATGTGTTATTTGTAGGGTTTATAGTAAAATCAAAGTTCCAACTATTATAAGCAATAGCACTATCAAACTCAACCGTATACCACGTTCTACCTCTATCATCTGAAACATGAATATTTCTGTATGTATTGCTTTGCGCCACAAATACAAAATCGTTTCTTTGAGGGTTCTTTGAATAAATTTGGTGTGTAGTATTTATTTCAATCGGTAAGTGTTTTATTTCTGCACCAGTGTTGCCGTTATACTTTGTTTCAGCATCATTTAGCCTACCAACAAAAGCATCTTTTTCAACCTTTTTTGAACTCACAAACTCAGAAAGAGCTTGCGCTGTTGTAAATTTATCCGCCGCACTCATTGCGGGGTTTGCAATTGCATTAAGCAAGCCGTCTCTTGTTTCAATATATCCCATAATAGCCCCCTAAACCACTACCGCTTCAATTTCTGCGGTAGTTTTTGCATTTGCAATTTCTTGTTCTGTTCCCCATTTTGCCTTATAATAAGCAAGTCCAGCGGCGATAATTTCTGCTTCTATTGTTTCAAGCTGTGCTACTGTTACCTCATAAAACTCGTTATCAGCACCACGGAAAAACTCGCTTGACATAGCGTTTATTTTCATGTGCTTAATTAAAGAGGCTACATTATCTTTTGCATCACGATTCGCATCAATATCAAAACCAACAGAAGAAGCAATAACTTGTCTAATGTCTCTGTTTTCATACTTCAAAAACATTTCACGTTCTTTGCTGGCTTTCGCAATAGCAAATTCGTGTTCTGTTTTTAACTTTAATAAATAGTTATTCCAATCAAACGCCTCAAATTCTGCTAAAGTCCACTCCGCACCCGTGTAAGGGTTGCGTGTGTAAGTTTCATATTTAATATCTATCATCTTGTCTACCTTTCATAACTATGTAAATCAGTTATTCTATATTCGCTGTTATAGCCGCTATACGTTCTAAATCTTCCAGCGCATTGGTGCGCATGTTGGTTAACCTGCCAAGCTGCATGGTTGTAACCAATTATTTGCCAATTTAGCCCCCAATCGTTTGTGTAATACCAGTCACCGCGCATCATCTGCCCTTTTGGTAGTGGGTACCATGTGTAAGTATTAGGATCTGAATTAATGTCTATACCAGTGTTAACAAAAGCGTTAAATGTATCAGTATTAACAAGATAAACCCTATCTAAGCCGTTGCCGTCATTTGTAGGAACAATAACAAGCTTCTCTTTATTAGCATCGTTCGCATCATTAATTAAATATAGTGAACATTGTGAACCTAAGTAATACGGTGCCGCGTTCAAACTATCCATTCCCAAACGTGTAAAGGTAAATTCGCTTACACCATCCCAAACAAGCTTGAAAATTCCATAACGTGCGTAGTTTGCTGTTGTAGTGTTGTTCGCATCAGTTCCAAAATAGAACGCATCATTTGTACTGTTGTGTAACATTTTTGTTTTAATGCGCTCGTGGTAATAACCCGTTGCCCCATCCCATTGGTGTGGTAAGCGTACCGTTTCAGCACCCCATGCACCACCGCTAGGCTTAGTCATTGAACAAATATCAGTAGCCGCCGCCGTTGTTTGGTTTCCGTAAACTAAAACCATATGCCCGTCTTTGTGGTATGCTACACCAAAGTAACCACCCTTAGTAGTGTTTGTTGTAATTGCTACACCAGCATTTACTTGTGGAACAAAGTTGTTATTAATCATGTCTGTGTATGAAATGAAACCGCTTTCATAAATAATGCTTGAAGTTTCCCAAAACACGTTAAATGTGCCGTCTGCCTCATTTACAATAACGTCATATTCATAGTTATCACGAGAAACATTAAGCTCCCACCAATACCAAGAGTCACCACCATTAGGGCTAAATAGACATCTTGAAGTTCCACTTAAAGGAATTAAAAATAAAAACTGTTCATCTGTTCCGCGTGAATACAAGTTGTGTCCTGTTGCCCTAAAACCATGAGGAATACGTTTCCCTGTAAGTCTATTTGCCTGTGTTTTTGAACTTTCCACCACTTTTAAGCGTGTGTCGTAATCCTCAACGTCAACCGCTTCCGCACTTGAAATTTCTACTAATGATTGTGAAAGTAAAAGCGTGTCCGATGCTGTTCCTGCTGCTGCAATATCAGCTATTAATTGGTCTTTTGCTGCTTGATAATTTGCCATTTTTAACTACCCCTTTTTTCTCGTCTAAAATATAATTCAATATTGTTTATCCTTGCATTCAAGGAAGCCTCTTGTGAAATTACTGCATTAATTGAAGTAGTTTGTTGCGCTGAAATTGCATCAGTAGCCGTTGTTTGTGCGCCCGTAATCGCTGTTAAAGCCGCCACTAAGTCAGCCGCATAATCAGTATCCCAATTAGTCTTATCAAGTGTAATTACATCAATGGCAGTCTGTTTAACTATTTCTAATTCAGTAACTTTGCCATTTGCAATAGTCAATAAATCATTCGCCGCCGTAACTATTGCCGCTAACTGTTCATTTAAAGTCATGTTGTTTTGCCCCTTTCCTTAATGTTTAAAATTTGCATCTATAAAATCTCCTTTTGTTGTAAGATTAATTGGAAATTCAAAAAGTTATGAACTATCGCCGCAAGTGCGTGTTGATTATTTAAGCTACTAAGTGCATCTTGTACCTCCACTGTGTCTAAGTTTGTAGCATTTGATACTATTGTTGTAATTGCCGCTTCTGATGCCGCCGCACCATCAGCAATAAATTGAATATCTGTCTCAATTTGTGCCGCTTCTAATAATGTTGGCATAGCCGCCGCAATAACATCAATATCATTTTTAATAAGGTCTATTTGACCTTTAGTTGTTGCCGCATCACTTGCAGAAGTAGCCGCACTTGTTGCACTTGAAGTAGCACTATTTTTTAAAGCTGTTACATCAGTTTGAATTAGAACTGCGTTATCATAAATTGTTTGTGTATCAGTTTTATTTGTATCTGTTGCATTTTTTAAAGCTGTTACATCAGTTAAGATAGTGTTCGCCAGTGGTAAGTCAGCTTGTAGTGCTGTATTAGCCACCACAAATTCTGCATATCCTGCATTGATAGTTGCAATATTTGTATTTATCGCTGTGGTTGTCGCATTAATTGCAGTAATTAGTTGAGGGATTTCAACACCTAAAGCATCTGCAAGGTATGTAAGAAAAGTTCCAGTTGTGCTTTCAAACGCCGCTTGTGTACTTCTGTCTGGCACACTTGGTACGTTCGACAATACTACTTGTATTTCTTGAATATCTGCCATTATATAACTCCTTTAATTTCTAATGCACATTCGCTTGTGGAAGGGTTGTTAAGTACAGTAATGAGGTTTTCAAAGTATCCAAAGACAAGTGTGCTTTTTATACCATCGGTGCGCTCATCACCAATAAATAGTGTTGGTTCATTGAGTGTTTCAATCAGTCTTGAGTGAACAATATCCACTGAGTCTGTATTGATTTTTACGTCTAAATCCATCTCTTTAGCCCACGCACCTTTTTTGTAGTACGTCATTCCAAAGTCTACATCAGTTTCAGTTCTTCCATAGTTAGAAATACCGTTGCGAACGCCCCATAGAGTTGCACCTATCTCTTTACTGCTACCACAAAGGATAATCCCTGCTTTGACGGTAGAAGCTGGTTTGGTAATTACTATCTCAAGTGTTGCATCTATGTATCCAGCAGGAACATAGGCAAGGAAATCTTTTTTGTATTCAGGCGTACTATGGAAGTAATCGTAAAGATTTAGAACTGAACTAACTGCCAAGCTTTCATTAATCTCTTTAATGACCTCACCAGTGCTTTTTTTGTAAGTAATTTGAATGTCCGTTGCATCTAAGTTCATAATTGCAATGGTGTCTATGTTGCTAACTGTAATAGTTGTTCTGATTGTTTCAGTCGCACACGTTTGAGTGTTAATAAACTCATCATTAAATTTATAGAGGTTTGTCGAGCCGATACGCTTCCACCATGTAGGACTTGTTGATGGTGTGTGACCTGAATTAGTATCTTGTAGTGATTTGTAAATAGCTTTATCACCAGTAACTTTTACTAAAGCACCTACTGAGAATGTCGCTGTTGTATACTCTGTTAATACTTCAACTATCAACCAATACTTAGGGCTTTCACTTGGTATTTTTGCAAGATTAAAATTATCAGTAGATACCCAAATAGCATTATCATATTTGCAAAGTTGCCCTTTTCTGTATTTATTGATTGCTATGTAGTCAGCAGGGACGATTAAAGACGCCGTTACTGAATTAATTGTGTAATTATATGGTTCTACTACTCTCATGAAGCCGCCCTTGTAAGTATTCCCTCTCTGTCTAACTTGTCTAATAAGTTTTTCATTTTCTTAAGGGTCAGAGTGCTTTCGTATAAAAGTTGCTCACCTCTATCATCTCCCTTTCCAGTTCTTGCACTCTCAAGTTTTGCAATCTGTTTTGAATGCTTAGGGCTATTTAACATCCATGCAGGAGCGACCCACTCTTTCCCATGAACTGCACCAGCAATTTTATTTGTTGGTACATTAGGTGTGTATCCCCCACTCTCATATCCATATTTATCTAACCAGTTGTCCACATCTTTTTTAAAGTCTGTTCCATAAACCGCAGAAGTCTCACTCAACCTTGCCGCTAAATCAGCATTCAAATTATCTGAATTCACCCCCAATTTATACATTTCTTCATAGCTAAACTCTGCATATTTATTTGGCGTATATACTGGGTTAACTGATTTAATTTGAGTTTGAGTAACTTGCCCATTTTCAACTTTTACATCAACAATAACTTGTGGGGATGCTACATTAACAATTGGGTTAAATTTCTTCTCATTAATCAATGAATTTAATTTCCCAAGTTCATCACTCGCTAATTTATTCAATTTAGATTGCTCAAGCTTTAACTCTGGGAAATAGCGTTCAATTGCATCTTTAACTTTTTTATTATTATCAGCATTGTCAACACTTGTTTTTAGTTGAGCATCTTGAGTTTCAAGAGATATAATTTGAGCATTTGCAACCGTATCAAGTGCATCAAGTTCTTGAATTGTTTTGTCAAATTGGTATGCATAATCACTTGCAGTAGTAGATTGTTTTAAGTTCTCTAAATATGAACCAGCATACTCTTGAACTCTGCCAAGCTGTAAGCCTACTTCTTTTTCATCACCAGAAGTAATTGCTGTTTTTAATGCTTTTACTGCCGTACTGTATTCAGTTTTTGCAACGTCTGAACGCTGAGAAGCATTCAAATAGCTTACACTCTCATCAATAGATAATCTTTTAGTGAAGTCATAAATACCATCAACTACGTTCGCAATATTGCTTATTAGATTAGTTTGTAGGTTTAGTGTACTTTTTTGACTATCAAGGACTGATCTATAATCGCCTAGAGCTGTTGCAATATCTCCACCATTTTTTGCACTAAGAATTACATTATTTACTGCATCATCAATTGTTAATTTTTTTCCAAATATTGCATCATATTCTCTTTTTGCATTAGTAGCGTCACTCTGCCACTTTAAGATTGCTGTTCTCATTCCAACTGCATCTGTTGCAAAATTTTCCGTGCTACTATTTGAAAGTCCATAAGCTACATTATTAATGCTTTTAAACCTTGATGTTGTACTTGGGTTTAATGAGATTATGTCTTGTGCTATTGTTTCACTAAGCTGTTTTAGATTGGCAGTAAAAGTTTGTAATGACTTATTAGCACTATTTAAAAATTTAGTGGTGCTGTCTAAAATACTCTTACTTTCATCAAGTTCAGGGTTGTTAATTAAATTATATTTTACTTCATTCGCAGCTTTTTTAATGCCCTCAGCACCAACTTCAAAAGCCCATGCAGAAGATTTCCCAATATCAACCCACTCTTTGCCATCAATGTAAAGCATATCAGGGTTAAGTAAAGAGTTAAAATTTTTACTTATAGTTTCTTTATATGCAAGCAACTTGTCTTGTTCAGCTTTTTGTTCAGCTTCTAATTGTTCAGCCAGTTGTGCTTTAAGTGAAGCTAATTTCCCAAGTTCATTACCGATAGCTATAATATTATTAATAATCTCAGGCGAAAAGGATTGACCGTTTATTGCTTTATCTGAAAGCTCAGTAAACGTCTCAAAATCTAAGTTATCGAGCGCAGTTTGTAGCCCATCAACTTTTGGAAGTAATGAACCATAAACTGCCACCTGATTTTCTACTTTTTTAGTTTGTGCATTTATGTCGTAAGCCAGAATATCGTCACCGTTAATCTGTGCTACTGTGCGCTTCCAATTGTCTTGTGCAGTGATAAAGCCATTTACAGTTTCAGTTAGTGCCTCTGTAACAGTTTTACCGAAACTTTTTGCGTAGTCAGCCCAAGCATTATAAACCTTGTCAAGCTCACTATCGCCAATAGTTGCGGGGATATTGCTTAGACTTGTAAATGCTTGGATGAAAGCTTTTGGAAGTGCAGTATCAAGTAATTCAGTACCGCTATACTTACCAGCTTGTACGATTACATCTTTACCATCTCTTAAACTATCAAGCAAATATTCATACGAATAGAATAAACCATCTATTATATTTTTTTGACTACTCGTAAGGGCAGTATCTTTTTGCCACCTTTTAGTTCCACTAAACCAGCCACCATCATTTTGCCAATCTTGATAACCAATAATTCCACTTGTATTATTTGCACTTGAAGCATTTTTTAATTCATATCCGCTTCCCATCTGTTCATCTCTACCGAATGCGCCACCAATTAATACTCCTGCCGCCAAAGCCGCCCAGCCAATAGGATTTGTTAACGCAGTAGCCGCAAGTATTCCGCCACCAATAGCTCCACCAATAGCACCACCAACATCAGCATAAGTGTTCTGGTCTAATAAAGCATCACCAATTGAACCTGCCGCGAAACCCGCAACACCACCAACAATTGCACCACCTAAAGCTTGTCCATATACTAATGCACTTCCACCTTGTTGCCCTGCTAATGCACTTAAGTCTGTAAATGGATGAAGAACACCAGCCGTAAAAGTTTCTATACCAGCCGCCGCACTTGCACTAACCAAACCAACACTTTGTAACCCGCTTGCTAAATATTCTGCACCTGAAAGAATTGGTGCTGTTGCCGATGCATAACTTGCTGAAATACCTTCTGTCGCAAGCTTATATATATTGTATGCACCACTTGCAAAGCTTACACCATCTGATAACCCAACGCCTTGTTCTGCCACACCAATTGCATCTACCCCAGCTTTTAATGTTGGAGTTTGAGAACTTAATACCCCTTGCCCAGCAAGTCGCATAACACCTTGAAGAACTTGCCCGCCACTATCAATAACAACGCCTTCATCTTCCCCAGAACCGATGTAATTGCCAGTTTTAGTATCTTTAGTAAAACCTTTTGCAATCAATGATTTAACATCTACTGTCTCTAATGGACTTCCTACATTTCCTCCAAATAAGCTTGTTGAGAACTGTTTAGCAATGGGGCTTAAAGCATCTTTTCCAATATCTTTAAATGCATTTTTCAGGAAATCTTTAAAATTATCAAACTTACCAGTGATTAAGTCAAAAAAGTTAGTTTCAAAACTTTTAGCCATTGATTTAGCTACGTTGCCCCAAATATCTATAACTTCTTTTGCGCCTTTTTTACTATTTTTAATCAGCTTATCAATGTATTCTATTTTGTGCAATTTAAGCATGTCTTCTATTTGGTCTTTTTCCAACCCTTGAAGCGTTTTTTGGTATATCTCCTTTTCTATTTTCCAAGCTTCTTCAAAATCGCCCATTTTTTCAAAGTATTCTTTTTGTAGCTCTAATTTTTTCTTTTGCAATTTTTCATCAGCTACTATTGCTTTGGCTTTTGAAATAAGTTTGCCTTCTTCAAACGCCATATAATCTTGCGCTATAACTTGAAGGTTTCTTGTGTAATTTTTGTTTATTTCTTGTATCGCTACTGAATTACCTTTGTATTTTGCTACCAGCTCATCATATGCATTTGAATATGCTGTGAAAACTGTTTCTACATCTTTCGCACTCAAATCTTTATTAAGAGAAAAGCTTGAGAAGGCATCTCTACTTTCACCACCAACAGCAAAAATTTCTCTTGTAGCTTTGCTTGTTTCAAGAGACTTTTCAATAATTTTATCAAGACTAATTATTTGTTCTCTATTTTTTTGAACTTTTTCATTTGCTTGTTTGATATACTCATTGTGATCAAAGTCATTTGATTTTTTAAGAGCTTTTAATATGTTTATACTGCGCTCTGTTTGCTTGATAAATTTAGAGTTATCTACAAAAGGCAAGGTATCAATCGCTTTATATAAAGCAAGCTGTATCTCTTTACCTAATAGTTTAATGTTGAGTATAAAAGAAGTGAATAGAGTTTCAATATTACTGTAAAGTGATTTGAACCCAATCGTAGCATTTTCAATAATCAAAAGCCCATTTTTAAAACCATCCCCCATTACTGAAAAAGCCATCGTCACACCAGTAACCATGTCTTGAAAAGTTGGAAGCCATGAAAATAAATTAAAAACATCAGAAGATGCGCTTTTCATTGAATCACGCATTGTTTGAAAACTATTTGCTAATGCACTAAAAGCTTCTGTGCCTTGATAATATACATTGTGGTAATTTTCAATCCACTTGTCCGTATTTGATTTTACAAACAGCGTTGTTTTTTCTATTTGGTCTTTAAAATCTTCAAATAATGGCTTAGTAGCCTCTATTTTTAATGTATCAAAAGCATCAGTCATTCTTGCAGTAAGTCTTGAGAATGTTCGTTGTTCTCCAAGTTGTTCAAACGGCTCCATTACTCTACGCAGTAAAGCATCTAACCCGCCAGCAATTTTTTTAGCTTCTCTCACTTGCTCATTTGCATTTCTTGCTGAACCAAAAATAAGTTTAGCAATACGGCTGTTTTGGTCTGCCGTACCTTCCATTAATGAACGAACTTCCTCGTTAAGCTGAACCATTGGCATACCAATTGAAGAAGCAATATTCGTCATTTGTTTTGCCATATAAATTGTATTATCAATGGTCTCTTGGGTTGATGCCCCCATAGCATCACCAGCAGATAATGCAGAACCGATAGCTTGCTGGAATGTTTCTGTTAATTGAGGGAAAGTCGCCGCTGTTTCAATTGATGCCTCTTTAATATCTCGTACTGTTTTTGCAGATAGAGCCATTGATGCAATAAATTTTTGAGTTGTGCTTATGCCTTGAGTATTGGCAGATATTAATGCACCAATACCAGCTGTAGAGTCTTCAATCTTTTTATTAAGCTCTATCCCTTGCCCAACAAAAATATCTATAGCTGACGATACTGCGTAGTACCCAACTACTAATGATTCAAGTTGTCTAATATGTCTTATGACTAAATTCCCAGTGCTTCTTCTTACAGCATTCTCTTTTTCTCTTGATTTAGTGGTTTTATCAATAGAATTTTTCTCTCTATCGTAACCTTTTCTAAGCTGGTTAGATAATTTTATCTCTTGCTTAACTGCCGCATTCTTTTCGTGGATAACTCTTTTTTGTTTAATAATCTCTCTGGTTAAAAGATTTTCAATCTCAAGTTCTTTCTTTTTAATATTAGAGTCAATTGATGTACGCTCTTTGCCTTTTGCATTTGCGTATAATGACTTTAATTGTAGAAGTTCAGATTGTAACTCTTTAACACCTTTTATATCAGACTCTACAGCACCTTTAACAATGCCTTTTTTATTTGCTCTTAACAGCTCAAGATTATCTTTTAAATCTAAAGTCTCTTTTGAAAGAGCCTTTAGATTTTCAAGTGATTTTTTAAGCTCTGGGGTTAAAGCATCTTTTGCTTCAAGTTCAACTATTACTTTGCTCGTTCCCATTGTCACTATCCTTTCTTAAGTTGTATTGCTCTATCTCTTGAATTAAATTCATGTTGTAAGGAGTTAGCTCAAAACCAAATATCTCTGCTACCTTATCAACAGCAACGTAATCCAATCCCGTTGCACCATTAAATGAAGTCCTCCATTGAGAACTTATTTTCCCAAAAAACTCGATTACATCAAGTACACATTTATGTATTTTTGGCGGTCTTACTTCTTCTGGTAAATCTTCTCCAATATCCAAAGCTATTTTTAAATAACTCTGGATACTTTCATCATTTGCCCACTCTAAGTACCGCCTTAACTCTTTACGGCTACGTCTTCACTTGGGTTGTAAGTCGCCTGAATAACTCTGAGTAAAAATGCTAAAAGAACTGCATACTCTAATTTTTCATAGGTCTCTGCTTTTACTTCACGTAGTTCTAATAATGCTACAAGAGCTTTCTCTTCTGCATCACCATTACTTAACTCACGTAAATTTATCTTTTTTGTTTTCAAAGTTTTTGTCTCTTTGAAAGTTAAAGAGCTGGCTACAGATTCTAATTCTTCTGGTAATTTTTTTAAGTTTTCCATCTACTAATCCTTAGTTATAGTTTGCAACTGAATTTGTTAATTCAGCTTTTAATTTTTCTGTACCAAGTGTTTTATATCCCGTCCATGAAAGGTTAAGAGGATATTTTTCACCAACTTTTTTTGGTTCTGTTTTGAACTCAAATTTTGCTTCTGCTACTGTGAAATCTAAAACATTTAAACCATCAGCCATTGAGATAATGAATGCCACTGGTGTTTCATTTTTAGATTTTGTATAAATGCCTTCATTAAATAAACTCGACATAGAACCATCTAGCATCACTTTTGTATCATCAACTTGCCCAGCATTTGCACCTCCACCAAGTGTTTGTGTTGCTTCTGTACCTCTATCAAGAGAGAATGAAAAATCTTTTGCTAATGAGTAAGCTGTACCATCAATCTTTACTGTACAGTGAGCATTTTTGATACGCGCTTGTGGAAAGATTACTTTGTTTGTTTCATCAATTTCTGTGATACTATCAACGATTGAATCTCTATGACTCATCCCCTTTGTATCAATTGTGAAGTTATAATCACCATCAGGAGAAACATTAATGTCTAATTTTCCACCCTTAATACCGTTAAATCTATCTATTAAGTCTGTGCCACCTTCACATGCATTAGCAAGTGTGCTTTGGGCAAATAAATTTGGAAGACATTTTGTAGTATTAAAAGTGTGTTTGTACATTTTCGCTGTAACAACATAATCCACAGTTCCATCATTCACAACATCACCAACATTTGCCGCAGAAATATCAGGCTCAGTTGCTCCAGATGTACCAGCCGTTGTTACCTTCATTGAAAGTGTCGCACTTGTTGTATTCTGAACAATTGCATCTAATGCGTATGGAGTTGTTGCTGCCCAAGCTGTACCAGCATCAGTAGTTGTAGGAACACCCATAATCATTTTGAGCGCAATACCCATTTGTTCGTAATACATTGGTGCAGTCAAAGAACCGCCAACATCATTAAATGTACCCACTGGCTCGCCACCACTATCAATATCCCCACCGATTACATCATCAGTTTTTGTATTTCTTTTGACTACAATTCCGAAATCTGTAGCAGTAAAATAATATGGGATTAACCCTGCCCCCGATGGGTCTGCCCCAGCCGTTGTTTCAAAGCCAACTACAACTTTTTTTGCTTTTGGATTTGCCATTTTCGCTTCCTTTAATTAAAAGTTATTTTGTTGCACCCGATAATGTTGGGTACTTCAAAATTTATTTCTATTGCCCCACTGTAGTGAGGAAACGCATTTATTGGATTGTGGAAAAAAGATATGTCGAACATCTCTAAATTAGAGTACGCATCAATATTCTTTTTCAAACAATCTATGATTAAGTCACCAAGCTCTTCTAAAACATCAGTACCCGTATGCTCAATTCTGTTACCAACCACTAAAGGTTCTGTGTCACCAGTAATTACGAGATGGCATAAAATTTGATGTGTAAAATTGCTATTTGACTCACCAATTGTTTTGTCTATTGGGTCAATTAAAAAGACTGGATAATCTTCTGCTTCTGGTGGTTTTGCCTCATTTATCCCAGACATAACCAGCAATGACCTATTAAAATTTGCAACACAAAAATGATCTATTGGTGCATCAGCTAAGATTTTGTCCATGATGAAGTTTTTAATCTCTTTGTTGCTTATCACGCCGTTCTCCTTGATGAGCTATTTGCAGTCAGTCGTTGAACTGCCTCTAAAAAGCCATTTTGAATACGCTTAGATGTTTGACCTGATTTCGCCGCAAAAGTTGGTCTTACAATCGCATGAGGTTGTCTTTTTACATACCCACGAGATGCAATCCCTCTGAAACCACTGCGAAAAAATAGAGCTTTCTGTTTTGTAGATAAAGTCTCTTTCCCACCAAGTTCCATTCTTTGCCCAATGGCTTTTGTCTTAGTTCCCTTTACTAATCCCATTTTCCCAGCTTCTTTTCCATCTCTAAATTTGATTGGAGAAAAGCTTTTAGTATCCATAAACCCAACAATCACTTTTGTTGAGTTTGGGTACTGTTTGAAATAGATAAAGTTCTCTAATCCATGAAGCTTTGAGCCAGTAGATTTGTTTTCTCTTGAGAAAAGTTTTTTACTTCTTTTGTTGTAAGTAATTTTTCCATCATTAGTTAATCCCCATTTGTGGCTACCCATTGATTTTGCTTTTCTCTTCATTGCTTTTTGCAAGTCAGAACCAGCTTTACTTAATGCTTCATTTGCAAAATTAGGAGCAAATTGTTTTAACTGTAATAACAGTGGAGTTGCCCCATCTATTACCATCGTACTCATCGTCTGTACCCACTTCTTGAAGGGGTTGGGATTTTTGAGTTAATGACTTTTAAAACAGTCCAAGCACCATGAATTTCATGGTTTTCAACACTCCACGTAACACCATCTAGTTCAATAGTTTCATCTTGTTTAGGCGTAAAAGCGAGTATCATAAAAAATAGTGACTCGTTTTGCTTAACATCAATACCTTTTAGAAAAGACCCCATTAGCACGGGATTAGTAATACACTTAGAATTAACTTGAGTAGTATCTTCTTTTGTGTACACGCAAGAGCTACCAATATCATTGATAACCTCTTGTGCGCTAAGTGTTAATGAATCTTGAAAAGACATTTACTTAGCGACCTAACTCGAAAGATACAGTTGATGCGGTTGCGCCAACTACTGTTCCACCAGAATTGTTTTTAGTTACAACATAAGCTACTGTTCCATCATTTACAACGTCACCAACATTTGCCGCTGCTAAATCAGGTTCAGTTGTCGCATCACTTGTTCCAGCCGTTGTTACAGCTAAAGAAAGCGTTGCACTTGTAGTTACAGTTACAATCTCATTTGCTGCATAAGCAGTAGAAGCTGCCCAAGCTTTACGCTCTGCTACAACTCCCTCAAGTGTTACATATGCTTTATCACCTACAGTAAAAGTTCCAGTTGCAGTAGCTTCTTGGAACTTTCCGCTTAGTGTTAAAGCCACTACATCACCAGCCAAACCCCCAGTTTCGCAAACTCCTACCATACTACCTACAGTAACGAGTTGACCTACTGCCGCATCAGCGGCTAAGGTAATATCAGTTCTATAAAGTGGTTGTCCACCATCAGCTATTAAAGTTGCCATTACTATAATCCTTTCTGTTTGTATAGACCTCTAAAGTCTTCAACTGTTAATCCGAAATCAAATGCGATTTCATACTCTAAGCCATGAATTTGACTATTGCGTACAAGCTCTACAATTGGACGGTCACCAGTACTTTCTAAATAACCAGTTTTAATAGTTAATTTATCTGCTGCAACGAACCAGTTTGTTTGACCGTTAAGCTCATGCTCTGCAATAACATTGAATTTTCCAGCGGCAGGGTTGAAACTCGTTGAGTTTTTATCTGGGTCAGACGTTGGGTTAATAACTGCCCCTACAGCCCATGATTTTACAAATGGAACAATCAAAAATTTTGGAACTATTGCAAGTTGAGAGCCGTCAAAATCTTTTTGTGCTGCAATTCCCATGAATGACTCTTCAAGAGATGCTAAAGTTACCGCTTTAGCTGTAGTTTGCTGATTTTTATGATTAGTTGTTTCAAACACAGCTTTTCCATCAGCCATCGTGTAGCCAGAAAAATCATTACGTGCAAGTAACAAGTCATATACTTGTTTATTTTTAAAACGTTCTATTCCTTCAATCATGTCTTGCAAATCATCAGTGAATGCTTTTAAATCATCATTGATAATTGTCTCTGCGCTAATAGAGAATTTTTTAGCGTAACGGAAAATACGCCATGTTTGACCTTCTTCAGTTTTTGAACCATATTCAAGAGAGCCACCTTCTGAAAGCTTTTTAAACCCAGTACCAAATGAACCTTTTCGAACTTCAGTTTGAATTTTAAAATCTTTCATTGAAACACTTTTAGTCCATGCGCGGTAAGTAACAGGGGCTTTATCGTAAGCTTGCTTAATTACTTTATTTTGAACATTTGACAAAATTAATGGGAACATTCCAGTATTCATACTAGCTGCTACATCATGATTTGAAACATTGTTTAAGTTCATATCATTGGCATCTGCTAAGATTTGGAGCATACTTTTACCACTAACTTTAGACGCATCTTGGTGCAATGTTTCACCAGCGAATAAACTATCTCCAAGCCCAGCTTTAATGATGATTGCATCTGCAAAAGCATCTATACTTAACTTATTTGTTTCATTTGAACCTACTGTAGGTACAACTTGTTTTGCGGTTTGTTTTTCAAGTATCGCTTTTGAAACTGTCAACTCAGTTTCTTTTTTGTCGCTAATGAAAGCAGCTACTTCATCTGGGGCGAACACGTTGGGAAAACTAGATAAAACTGCATTAATACCTGCAATTCTGTCAGTATCCTTTTTCTCATCTTGCAACTGTTTAATAGTTGCTTTTGCTTGTTGAAGGTCTGCATCTACAGTTGTTGATGCAACTACTTCATTCTCTTCTTTTGCCATTACCGTTTCTCCTTGTAAATTTGAATTTAAGTCTTGTACGACATCTTCTAAAGACTTGATTTCGTCAGCCAAACCAACATCAATTGCGGCTTGACCTACGAAAACACTTCCTTCACCAAAGCGACTTACCACAACCTCAGTGCTGATGCCAAGATGGAGCGCGACCGACTCTATGAATACTTTTGCATAGCTATCTATTCTGCTTTGGTATTCTTTTTTCCCCTCATCTGATTCTGGGTCAGGAGCTTTATTTTTTGATTGAGATGAGACGAAGAAAACTCTGTCTTCCTCTTTTTTTCTAATAGCCATGATTGCGCCGATATTCCCAATGGTGCTTGTATCTTCTATGTAGACTTTAGAGGCGGCACTTGAAACCCAATAAGCCGCACTTGCAGAAGTTCCTTTTACGTGAGCTACAATCTTTTCTCTATTTTCATAAACTAATTTTGCTAATTCAGAAGTCCCACTAACCATTCCACCGCCACTATCAACACTTAGAACGATATTGTCTATGTCTTGGTCGGCTAACACTTTTTCTAAGTCTGCTTTGACTCTCTCTGTAGAAACTGCACCACATACATCAGTGAATACATCCCCATAACGAACCATGCTTCCTGATAGATTTACGATTGCAGTTCTGCCTTGGATAGATGTTCTTGCAGTTGTGCTTTCGTTTAAAACATTTCTTGCTTCTACTAAAGAAGTAAGCTCTTGCGTATTACGCATTGCTACATCAATAATATTTTGCATATTGTCTTGTGTGGTTAGCCACACATTGTTGAAAATAGCCTCAGTTAAATTCATGTTCCAGTCTCCATTAGTGATAAAATTGCTTCTGTCTGTTCACTTGCTTCTGGATAATTAAGTCCAGCATCAGTAAATTTCTTTTTCTCTTTTTGTCTCTCTTCAATTAGCTGGTCTATGTCTCGACCTTTTTTCCCTGCTTCTCTTGTGAGAGTTGTAAGACCAAGAGCTAATTCCTCTTTAATTGAGATAATGTCTTTCACTGGGTCTACCCATTCTCTCGCTGGTGGTATCCATGATTTTTTTAGGTATTCTTCTTTATTGTTTAAGTAGTGAGATGGTTTGATAGACTTCATATTTCCACTCATAACCATTGCAGTGAGCCATTTTTCAAAGTCAGGATTTTTAAAGTATGAAACGTGAAGAAGTTGCTCGTAATCAAATGTTTTGTGGTCTTGAATTAAGCTCGCTCTTGAAGATGCAAAATTAACCATGCTGTAGTCTCTAAATGCTAATTCGTAAGAGATTTTTCTTCCAGCCGCTATTTGTCTCATTACAGATACAAAAAAGTCTTTATAATCATCACCAGTAACAGATGGGTTTAATTGTTTTAACTCTTCATCTTTATTCATGTAATGGACACTTAAGCCATTTATCTCAAGTAGTCTTTCATTTTGAACAGTGTTTGCATCTTTTCTATGCTTTCCAGCAAGACCAGCAGGATTATTTGAAGTTACATAATAAGGAAGCGATGCTCTTGCTTCTGAACCAGCCAAAAGAGCATTTTGCCATCTATGGATATGACGAATATTTGCAACAATATGTCGATATTCACTAATGCCTCTGTATTGAGTGAACCTATTACTCATTTTTTGATACAAAATTGCATCTTCTACAGATAAGTTGTACTGTTTATTATTTGATGAGTTGTATAAGTGGTATTTAGATGGTCTACCGTATTGGTTCACTTCTACACCACTATAAATATTGTCGCCGTATTTGCTTGTATCAAAATTTGTTGTTTCAATAAACTGCAATTTAAGAGGATTGATTTTATCGTCAGTCTGGACATAGTTTACAAGCACATCCCCATCGGTCATTCTTGCATTCATCAAAATACGTTCTGCATCAACGCCCGTGTTCATGCCTCTAATGTCGTAAAGGTCTTTGTTGTCCATTCTGCGTTTATATTTATCTTCTATCTCTTGAGCAGACTCTTTTGTTGGGGCAAGTGAGCGTATCATCATGCCAAGACCAAGAGAGTTGTTAATGATGCTGTTATCAATATTGTCTATCGCACCAATATTTTGACTCATCCATCTTGCAGTAGATGTTATTTCTGCTCTATCTGCCGAAACAGTATCTTCAAAAGGTGAAAGACCTTGTCTCATCTCAGCACTCTTACGAGTTTGCTTTGCACTTTCAAAGTATGATGCGTTTACTTCATTCATATCTTTAAACAGTTGCATAGCTTCTCACTTTCACCCAAATAAGGAATAAAATAAAAACAAATTCAACTGAACTAATGCCCATACGGTATGCAACATCCCACTCTCTAAAATCACATGAAAGATTTACGAATGCCACAAGTGAATAGATGATTAAAGTAAAGATTACGATTGGGATAATGTAATAATTATCAAGCAAACGATAAAAAGTTTGTAGTGGTTGCTTCACCAGTATCTTCCTCTTCAATATAATTTCCACCAAAAACCGCTCTTAGGTCTTTTAATCTTTTTAATTCATTAACTAAAGGCGTGTAGTTTTTCTCATATTCAACCAAACCAGTTTTACTTTTCCCAATGGCATTCATTTGAGTCATTTGAGCAGTAATTAAAGAAATACGCTGGTTTAATGTTTGAGCCATAAGTGCCTACTTGGTTATTTTAAAGGCAGAATATCTGTAAGTTTTGCCAAAAAATAGGGGGAAATTTGGCAAATTTGTTTAAAGTTCATATAATGGTTGCAAGAGAGTATTTTTTAGCAAAGAGCAAATAGGTGAAAAAAACTTGTGTAATCGTGAGAGTGCGGGGCTACGCCGACCCCTATAAGTCTACATACTCAGGGAGTACCTTTTGCCCCCCTAAACCCTTATTGTGCGCCTCAAAATGGGTATTAATACTTTTTTATATCTCTTAAGCTTCAAATGTGCGCTATTTCCTGAAACTTAAATTTGATGATGAAATTTCTATACAAATTTATTAAATATGTACAACTCTTTTGGTTTTGTATATGATTTATATAATTATTTGAATGCTGAAAATGAACATCGTCCAGATAGCAGTATATACGAGGAAATTGACGGTACTTTAAAACAATATTATAGATTAGAAGACCAACTAGAAGAATACCAATCAGAGGCTACTTATAGAAGTACAATTCTTAAAACAATGAATTCTCTAATAGAAGACAAAAAACATCTAGGCTTAATTAGTTAATTGTAAACAGACTCACACATTTAGACCCCTTTTTTTTACTGGCTTATTTACCCTCATTATGGTATTGAATGATTTATTTATATGATGGGTTATATCTGTATAGTGCTGAATGCTCTTACTATCGTTGATGTGAGGTTATTTTATTTGTGGGGTTGAATTACATAAAGGAATAAAAAAAGCTCTTAACTATAATCTATCTAAAGACTATAATTAAAAGCTTGATATATCAGGCATAAATTAAAATAGATTAATCCATACCCATACAAATATAATTAGCATTATTAATTCATTGTGCATTATAGACCCCTTAATTCCCTTCTTCTAAATCATAAATAATATCTTCGTAATCATATGGGTTATCTAATACAACATACAAGGAATCATCTTGTTTTAATTTTTGTTCATAATCTTCCAGCGTCTTTTGTATTATTGATATTTCTTGCACTATTGTTTTAAGTGCTACTATTACACCCTCTTCTATTCCTATCACTGTCAATTGTGTTTTCATGATTACACCCCCTGCATAACAAAGCCATGCGCATATCTTGAGTAATAAGCGTCTTTACTTTGTTTCATAAAAATAGAAAAGCTTTTAAATGCTTCTTTTGTTAATGTGTCCGCAAGTTTAAAAACTTTTAAAATTTCACCTGATCTAGTATGTTTAAAATCTTCCACGATTCCATTTTCAAAAATTGTCTCATTGCCTTTGCTGTCCCCAACTCCTTGCACTTTTTTAAGCTCTTCTTTATACATTGATTTATATCTTAAGTGATTATATAATCTATCTTGTTCGTCCATGTCATCAGTAACCATATGCGCGCTGTTATCATAATCGCTTACACTTATTTCTGCTTCTATCCCTAAATCTTCCATCCCTCTTTTTATAGCCTCTTTACTATACAAACGCTTGGTAAAAGCGTATTTGACATCACCATATGAACTATCATGATTTTTGTCATATTCATACATATCAATCATCCCATCAAAAGAGCCATATTTATACTTAGATATAATAGTATCTATTACATCATCTACAACACCATCAATCCAAGCCACATTGACACTAGACCCACCAGTATAGCTTTCTGTAGTTACTTTGAATTTACAATTAGGGTACTTAGCCTTTAACTCTTTTCTAATATTTGCACCAGCTAGAGCATGGCTACTTTTTTTACTATCTTTCATTTTTTCAAGTTTAAAAGTTTTCATTTTAAACACCTTTCTTTATTTCGAATAATTCTTTATAAAAGTTATAATTATGTGTTGTAAGTATTTTCGCTCGAAAATCATAATTAACTGGTGATGATGGCTCGTCATCTTCTGAAACACTATAAACAGTATTGTCCACTATTGTCATTTTATTTTTATCTCCATCTAATAAAAAAATAGGGTTATCAAATTCTCCCATATATTTAAACTCCATAAATCGCCCACAATTTAATTCCAACTGTAACCCATCGTATAATTTAATACTTTTCATGATATAATCCTTATGTCTTAAATGCGAGAGCATGGAGAGGCTTAAAGCCCCTCTTTTAAAATGTTTAGTATCTGAATGATTATTGCTAGTAATCTGATACATAAAACAAATGTTTTAAATGCTCTCACGGTTTTTAAACTCCTTTCTTAGAAGTTCCCACCAGCCCAAAATAACCCGTAACAAATAGTTAAAATCTTGTTACTCCAAAACTATACAAAAATGTTTAATTTAAATTCTTAATCAAAAAATATTCATTACAAAGCCCTTAATTTAGGGATTAAAAAGACTTTTTATAATTTAAGTTTCAGAAGTTATACTTATATATAGAATTATAGAATATTATATAAGTGTTAGTAGACTCAAAAACATTTTATAAGTGTTAGTAGGGACAAAAACATTTTATATTGGTTAATATGACTTGGTAGTTGACTGGTGTGAGGTGGTGCGAGCCGAGCAAGTGGTCTAACTTGCTTGACGAGTAGTTGCTACGAGTTGTTTACTATTTCATAATCCATATGCCACTATACGAGCTAATAGTTCCATCTGTAACCCATTGCCCATTTTTAAATGTGTAAGCTATCTTTGCTCCTTTTGATTTTAAACCATCAAAGCTACAACCAGTAGTTGAAGTCCCCACAAGATTCCATCCAGAAGATACAACTTTTGCCATCACTAATGAATTGCAATCAGTCGTACTTGGTGGAGCTGGTAACGATGTAGTTGCACCATATGACTTTAAGTATAATGAGTATTGTCCAGTGTATGTTTCTGTAGATGAATAGGCTACAAAAAAGTATTTTCCAGCACTTAAGTTTTTACTAAAACTTTCATATTTATCGCCAAATGCTTTGCCAGATAATTCATAAGCTAAATCATCTTTTACCAAATCATGATAAATATCCCAGCTTGCCCAAGTCGCTTCTTTCCCAGCTATTGAATTTGCTGTAGCAATAGCAATCATTGCATCTGTAACTGTTTTTTGCTTAAATATTTTAAAATTGACCCAGCCATTATCTACAGTCTGTTTAATGTCTACAACAATCCCATCAGCTTCTTTTAGCTCAAACAAGAAAATATCAAAATCTCGACCAGTTTCAATTTTGCCTAAAAACTCAGTACCAACATCTACACCCACTGGTCTTTCAAAGTCATTAGACCAATCATCAGTAATCAATGCTCTTACGTTTGGCTCGTTAGCCATTAAGAAATTACCAATAGCCAATAAAAATACTAATAATATACTCTTCATTCAATATCCCTTTAACAAATAATAATTAATTGTAGTTTTAAGTATATTAAAACTATATTATATTTTTAACACTATTATAACTCTTTTATTATTTAGAAATCATCCATTGTGTTTGAGCGAGAATTATATTTTACACCCTGCACTTCTGGGGAATTTACTTCTGGTGGTGTGTATTTCCTAAATCTAACTTCATTCTTTTCAATTAAGTATAAAACGATATACAGACAATCCCAGTAGTGGTTGAATGGGTGGCTCTTTTTTGGAGTCCATGCGTGACTGATTTGCTTTTTAGCATTAACAACCTCTTTCTTTATCTCACTGGTTAATGCCTCAGCTATACTGTCTTCTGCTTCTTCATGGAGCGTTAAAAGTCTCTTCCCAGTATATTCATCACTTAATGACTCATCAATATACCTTTGCGCTCTATCCTTGAACATCTCAGTATTGATTACATGAAGTTTTAAACTATCCTCGTACTTTTTACCATTCTCATCTGTCTCAAGAGATGTGATTTGGCTTATTGTACTCATTGACCTACTTGCGCCCTTTATTGGGATTACATTGAGAGCTTCACCATATCTTTCATCAAATATTCTTTGGATACTTGGGTCGTCTTCCATTTCATAATGAAGATTGCTCATTTTCCTACAAAACTCATATACGAAATCTTTGTTATAACCACTATCATCTGCCCATGTTTCAATCAAATGGAGTTCGCCGTCTGCATCATAATAGTTCTGCAAAACTTTACGCTCTTTATCTGCCTCAGTTTCAAGCCTTCCATAATCAACGATATGCACTGAAAGATATTCATTAACTGCAACAACTACAAAATAGAAATGGTCTTTTTGAACATCTATCGCACCAAACATAGCCACGGTATCTTTTGGAACAATACCTTTTGGAATATTATTCTTAAGAGTCAAAATCTCATCAGCTTTTGTAGTTTTTTCTTCTCTTTCGTAAATTTTAGAAAACCAGCCATTATAAACAGCTTCTTCCAGTTCTTCATCTCCCTCAGCATCTAACCACTCTAAAGCCAAATCTTCAATTGATACAAGATGAGATACAAATGAAGATGCTCTAAGCCCTACTGTTTTGGCTTTTTTTGGGTTTCCGCTTACCAGTTTCCACCCACCATTTTCTACAGCCTCTTTTTTTAAATTATTATCCCATTCTGCTTTACAGTGAGGGCATACATATACTGCTTCTCTCGCATTTAAATATTTATCTTCTGTTTTAGGATGTTTAAAATTTTCAACAAAATCATCGACATGTTCTTTTTCACAAGCTGGACATTTTGAATAGTATTCGTACTTCAATTGAGACTCTTCATAACTTTTTACAATAGGGTCATTTTTGTAAATTGAAGTTGAAGTTTTTATAATCTTTTTACCATAAGCCGAGAATGTTTTAGCTCTCTCTATAATCTGTTTTACATGGAGATGTTCAAACTCAGCAATTTCATCAAGATAGATAACTTTTGATGGCATAGATTTTCTATTCACTTTGCTATTTGCCCCAAGTATCCGCCCAACACCACCAACAAATCTTATATTTTTTGTATTCTCTTTAGCTTTATTTTGCTCTTTTACCTCTAATAGAGATTGTGCGTTTTTGGTTCGTTTAATTGCTGGTAAAATTCTATCTGTAGCTGTATAAGAGATTGCATTATCATTTGGCAAGAAAAACATAAAATTTGAAGGCTCTATGTCTATCATATAATTCATATGAACCATAGCAACTGTAGTTTTTCCAGATTGAGATGCAAACCAAAATGTATATTCTGTTAAGCTGTTGTCGCTTAATAAGTTTAATGGTTTTCTTAGATGCGGGGCATATTTGAAATTAAACTTTCCACCACCAACTGCGCTATCACTCTCAAGAACATAATTCTCTTCTGCCCAAATATCTACTGGTATACTTTTTTTATATTCCAGTATAGCTAATGCTCTTCTACCTATTTTCATTCAAGCTCATTAAGTTCAATTAGAGATTTTTTCAACTCCTTTATCGCTTCTTCAAAAAGACTATCTGTTGTCTTTTTTATTTCAGTTCGACTTTTGTTTTCAAGGTCTATTGGTAAAGTTCTATTTAATTGTTTGAGCATTGATAAAAGCATCGCAAATACTTCTGCCATATTTGTATCCATCTCATCAATCGGTACATATTCTCTTTTAGTTTTTGCATTATCAAGTTGAAGTTTTTCTAATTTTTCTTCTTGTATTTGCTCTTCAATACTCGCCAACTTATTTTCTTCATCTGCTACATCTTTATCCAAAGAGTGTACTTTTGCAACATTATCCACATACCAATAAAAAGCTTCTGATAAATTATATTTTTTATTTCTACCAGATATAAGAGTTGGCATACCATCATTTACATAATCTCTTACTCTTTGCCCAGTGACACCAAGAAGAGCCGCTAATTCTTTTGTTCCACCAATCAGCTTACCGCTTTCAACTTCCGCTGACAATGTATCTCACTTTTCTTGCTGTAGTAGGGAGTATATCTATGCGCTGCGCGATAATTTCATATGCCGACCCATTAGTTAATGTTTTTCTATCTATTTTTGGCGATAACTCTTCCCAATGTTTCAACACTTCTCTTCTCCTAATTACTTCTTTAAAATTACCTACATAAACTTCTGTGCCTGAAACCCTGTTACTTAGTTCTTTCAAGACTTCATCTCTGCCTTCAAATGTTGAAAGTTTTTCTGCTAAAAATTCCAGTAATGAAAAGTTATTATCACCCATTTCAAATATCCTTCTGGTTTATTACTGCTATCTTTGTTCTTATGCAGGATATGCAACGGTATGTGTATTTTTTATCGCTCATGCTACTTCCCCAAATCTTTAACCTCTATCAAACACTTATGTTCACTGATCCCACCAAATTTAAAATGAACTTCTTTTACATAGTTGATTGAATCATCTTTTATAATCCCATGATTGACTAAGGTATCTAGGAAAAATTTGTCAATAATGCTTCCGAAGTTTGTTAAGTCTCTGCGAATTCTGTCTTTAAAAAATATTGTGTAAGTAACAGATATTTTATTTGAAACCATCTTCTTACGTCCATTGATTGCTGAATGCCAAATATAACTTTCATATTCTTTCTTAGCCTTATTTGAGACAAAATGATGCAAGTTACGATATTTATTCATTGAGAGTAATTTCGTTTTCCCTTTTTCTTCATATGTTGGCAATGGTAAAACTATTGTCATACTAATGTCTCCAAATATTCTTGATAAATTTTGTCTGCAAAATCATTTTGAATTTTCATGCTGAATTTTTCTCGCCATTTTCTAGGATTTCCATGTGGGCTAAGTTCACCAAGACGATGATGTTCTACTCCACAAAGAGGGATTAATCGCTTATGGTTCTTTTTGTCTACGCTGTTAAGTTTTACGTGATGCCACTCAATGCCGTTTTGTTTTCCACATGCGAAACATTTGTATGGTTGGTCTTGTAGCCACTGGAGATATTCCATGTCGTCTATGTAGTCTTTAACATCTACTTTTGAACTGTTGTGAAACTTTTCCCATTCTTTGAAGTTTGCATTGCTCATGCTGGCATCTTTGAATTACTAACTGCACTTCCAAGCATTGTTGTAACCTTGTTTGCCTGTGGATTTAATGCTGGTACTGTTTGAGGCTTAGGTAATTGATAACCAGCTATAACTTGTGAAATTTCCTTAACGACTCCATTTTCCCTCTCTGCTATTCCAATTAAGTGTGTTGGGTGGCTCTCACGTTTTGCATAAACTTTGTAAAGTTTTGGTATTTCTTTTTTAGCCCACTTCCATTCATCTAAATCCATTTTGCATACATATGCCCAACCGCCTAAACTATCAACCACACTATTTATTACTGGGTCTTGAAAAGTCACACTTCTATATGCACCAGCTCTACTAATTGCTCTCTCAATATCTTCAATTGCTAATATTGCTATTGCATCTGTATCAGGCATTGAATATTCAAGTATCTCTGCTGGTTTTGGTAATGATGCATATTTTCTACTGCTTAGTATATTTTCTATTGAGCGATTAAACTCTTGTTCATCCATGTGTTTAAGAACTAACCAATATCCCTCAAGTAAAGGTTTAGTTGGTTGACGTTCGTACATTTCGCAAAGCATAACCATTGCTTCAGATAACTTTTTTTTAGTAAGCATTTTAAGCCTCCTCCTTCATAAAGTCCATAACTGCACTCATACCAGCTTCTACTTTTGGGCTAAAACCCATTGATGAAGTCTTTTTGTGTTTTGGTTTTTCAACTAAGCCTTGCCAATTGTTTATAATCGCTTCATCCACCATTGCTTCAACATCATAATTTTGAGAGTCATATTTTCTAAGCTGATTACCAAAGCGTTTAAGTGCTTCATCACTCATTGGTTTTTTCATTTTGATACGATTTTTTACAAAGTCAATTAGCGTATCTTCACTTATTGGAATTACCCCCACTATTTGACGGTTAAAAGAATATTGACGGTTATATATATAGTATGGCATGTCCACATTTTTAACTTCACCGTGTCCACATTTTTCATTTTTCACCGTGTCCACATTTTTTTCAATAGGCTCTGTAGCGATTTGGGGCGTGTCCACATTTTGAGTTTCACCTTGTCCACATTCTATTTTTTTAGAGTTTCTTGTTCTTCTTTTCTTCTTAATTTCTATATGATTTTCAAATGAAATAGACAGGTCTAATTTGTAAATAGTTGATGAAAAATTGCCATTCTTTTTAGTTCTTAGTTCACGAGTTATAAGCCCTATTTCTTCAAAATCATCAAGTATCATATTTAATGTACTTCTACTTATTTTTGCTCGTTTTATAATTGTTTCTTGCTTTGGAAAACACTCACCATCATCATTAGCCCAATCACATAACGCAATCAAAACTAAGAGGTCATTTGATTTAAGTGGAGTGTCCCAAGCTTTATCTATTAATTTTACACTCATGACGCCACCCTCTTCTCTAAATAAGAAGCTGGCAAATAATAAACCTTATATCTAGCGCCACTTTTAGCTGATTGGTCGAAATAATCTTCTATCGGATAACCCTCAGCTTTGAGGTCAGAGATTCTGCTCCTGAGTGAAGTTCCATATCTCTCTAAGTTCGAGAGCATATCTACATGGTCGCCTTTAAGTAGGTCGTCCAGTATTCGTTGTTTTTGACTCATGATAGACTATCCGCCATTTTGTGGATAATCTGATAAAGTCTTTCCATTTCAGGGTTTCTATATAAATGGATGCCGTAAGTGAATGGCTTTCTCATGTTGTGTTTATTTGCTTCTACATAGGCTTTTGCACTTTTATCTGTTAAGAAAAAATTACCTAAAGTATGACTTGTAAAATCATCTTCTACTGTATATCCATATACGTTAATAGGTTCACTTATGAGTTCATTTATGTCATATTCATAGTTGCGAAGGTTGTCTAAATCATCAATATCATGACTCTTTATAAAATCTATAACTGGATGACTTTCTGCATCTTCTAAATAATAATCTTCTAGTGACTCTATAAAATCTTCAAAGCTATAATATTCACTTTCATTCCAATGAACAGCCTTATTATCGCAGTTATCAAAGTCTGCAATTTGTGTTGTTTTACCGCCAATAATTAAACCGTATGGCTGTGCCGTACCTCTATTGTCTTGTGTCTTCATCTCGTGTGATAAATTTTTAATAAAGTCTATATCTTCTTGTGTAAGTTTCATAAAGCATCTCCCAATACTATTCCTCATCAAAGCAAGCCACCCAAGCGTATTAGGAGTTAAGAGCGAATGGCTTTGATGAAGGCTCTTTATTGGCATTTGGTACAATACGTGTGTTGTATTTCAAATGCGACAATTCTTGTGGGTGGTAGAGAGACTAACTTGGCGGTCTGACTCTCTATCCACATCTACTAGCCCAACAATGAGTTGAGCCAATAGAACGGATTACTTAACAATTAATCCATTCATTCATTTTCATCAATCTCTTTCATATTATTTTTCAACATCAGTTCTATTTTTCGTTCCATACCTCTCATCATTTCTAAAATTTTGTTAATATCGCTAGTTTCTTTTTTATCAATTTTTCCATCTTCTGATGCCTCTTTCGTTAAATTTGAAAGATTCCCAGTCAAAGAACTTATTTCAAGAACACCCATTAGTAACCCATTGACAATATCTCCACCATCAGGCATTGCTTCAATTGGGTCAAATACAGTAAGCCCACGTTCGGCACACATTGCTTTCAAGATTGAATCATCATCAGTTATTTCACATAGTTCTAAAACTTCTTCAACTGTAAGTAATGCATCCAGAGCTGACGGTTTTAATTTATTATCAAGTGTCCCTTTCACGATTCCTAAATCCATTGCAATATCTTCACGGTCTAAACCATTGGCAAGGCAATAATCTTTAATTGTCTTCTTTGCGGACTTTGTAACATTTGTGTTTTTACCTAAGTGACCTTGATTCATTTTATTTCCCTTTGTACTTATGTTTTAGATTTAGAACTGTTACTATTCACTATATAAGATTTGATGTCACGCCAAGCGTTCAAAGGTATTCTTTGTAAGTCTTTTAAAGCAAAAGCTTTTGCCATAGTCGGCACTTGTTTACCTTGAAGTATTTTTTTAATACTGTCGTCTGAGTAACCAAATCTTTTTAGTTTTTTAACAAATATATCTTTTTCCATAGGGTAATGATAATTTAATTCCCCTTAAGAAGATATAAAAATGGGATTATTATTCCCTTTAATGTAGTTACAATGGTAAAAATATTCCCTTTAAGGATAAAATTGTGTTTGATAAAGATAAATTAAATAATTTAATAGTAAACTCTGATTACAAGTCGAATAAAGCACTTATGATTGATTTGAACAATCTTGGTTTAGATATAAAAGAGGATGCTATTAAGAAGTGGCGACAAGGTAATTCTGTCCCTAAAATTAATGCTATGCCTTTTTTAAGTGAGCTTTTTAAAGTACCAGAACAAGACTTTTTTACTGATGCAGACCAAAAGAGGGAACAGATAGCAATTGAAGAAATTACAAGCAAACCTAAAAAATACAGCACATCAATATCAAATGCATATTTGTCTACAGTATCACCTGAAATGAAAGAATTTTTAAATTATTTTGACCGACTTCTTGATGATGAAAAAGAATCTTACTATGCTGATGTCAAGAACAAGATTGAGAAAAGACTTAAATTCTAATGGTTGAATACCACTCTCTTAACGCTAATATTATAGAAATAATATTAAGCGAAGAGGCTGGTAAATTTTTTATTCTTGTACATGCTGAAGATGGGAAAGTATATCAAGTTAAATTAAATGCTCCTAACCAGAAAAACAATATAAATGAGTATATTTCACATCATATTGCAACAGTTGTCGATGCCCCTGTCTTAGATGCAAAATTTTTATATTTAGATAATGTTGAAATAGAAAAATTAAATAATAAACTTCTTGAATTATCTTTAAGTGCAGATATTCATATAAATCATAAGAATTATTTTTTTGGAATAGAATGGAAGCAAAATATAACAAGTGTAAAAAGAGAAAAAGATTTAGTTAAACGAATCAACGAGGCTAGCAATAGAGATAAATTCTATTCACTTTATCCATTAGACCAATATCTAAAAAACTACGATAGACATATAGGTAACCACTTAATAGTAAAAACTGGTAATTCTGTACAATATTACTTAATTGATTTTGATAGAATTTTTGCATCTACTAATTGGGGTATGATGTTTAGTTTATTTAAAAACTTTGATTGTCTTGCACTAAAAGACTACCATCATTTTTTAAGCTCTCTTATTGATAATTCTAACTATGATTACGTCTTAAAATACGCCAATAGCTTTTCTTCGATTGAAGACGCAGAAATAACTTCAATTATAGAAAATATTAAGTATATATATCATATAAATGACGTAGAGTTAAAGTTACTAAATGAATGGCTAAGTCACAGAAGAGATAATATGTTTGACTCTTGCTATGACAATATAAAATGCTTCAAAAGAGTAAGTCAACAAAGGTTTAAAGATGTTTATAGACAGTAGAGGTAAAGATGTCCACCATTACGACTACTCTCTTATACAATATAAAAATATTTTAACGCACGAAAACTATAACCTAGGATTTGTTTTATTTAGCAATGATAGAAAAATGGTTCATGCCCCTTCAAAAATAAATATTTTAGATAACTGCCTTGATTTAAAAGAACATGCAGGAATTAATTACTCAATAAAAATTTTAAAAGAAGATGTTTTAGAAAATGATGATTTTCTATCAGGAAATATATCAAATTCACTTAGCCTGTCAGAACTCTATGGATATTCTAGTAAAAAAAGTATAGAAGAAGTGTATGAAGAACTTTTGGGACAATTTATAACATTGAAAAAACTTAGAACTATCGAAAATGAAAAACACCTTTTTAAATATGATAAAAGATTTATCCTCAACAGTATTGATGGCAAGGCAAAAGAATTAGGCGTGAGGAATTTCGTAAAAAAACACCTATTCCCTATCTCTCATAGGCAAATAGATATGGCTATAGTTGATAAGAACAACAATCCATATGTTGTATCAGAATTAGCATCTTTACATGTTGATAGTTTCGATGATAGTCTTGATAGAGCAATAATTATACTTCAACAAACAATATTAAGAGATGACATTGTTAAAGATAGATTTTTATATGTGCCTAAAAAGAAAGATGTTCTAAATAAATTAGAAATTAAACGACTCTCTAGGGCAAAAGAATTAACAAAATCCCTAGGTTTTGATATTATCACTGACCCTAATGAAGAAGCTGTTTTAGAAAGATTACAGCAGTATAAACTAGTTTCTTAACTCACTTAATATTGTGTAAACTTCTTGCAAATCTTTGATAGTCGTCAAATGTAGTTATCTTATTAGATGATTTAACTTCAAGCCCCATACTATCAATTTCATCTACTCTAATATTGATAAGTATATCTTTTTGAGCTGGGGTTAGACTTTTTTTGGACATTATTAACGTTTTATAATTATCAAGTGCTCCCCTATATAAATGGACAGATGCTTTTTTTATATTCGTATCAAAACTTGTCTCACTTGTGCTTAGACCTTCAAATAAATGTGCCATAGCATTATTAAATTCAATCATCCCTTGCTTTAATAAGCTCGAAGGGGACACTTTAGTAAAATCTGCTGTTGCCTCATTAAACTGATTAAAAGCCTTCTGTACATTAATCATTTTAGAAAGAGACTTCACAAAATACTTATTCTTGCAATCTATTTTGGCTTCTACTTTTTTATAAGTAGCTATGTCACCATTTTGACAATAACCGTTAACAGTAGTTTTTAAACTATTAAGTATTTTTTCTTTATCTTTAGCACTAATTGTTTTTTCATTTATCCCATAAAATGCTTTATAGAATTCATTTATTACTTTTATATTGCGCCCTTGGAGGCTTTCAAATGTAGCTATTAAATCTTTTGTAATAAAAGTGCAATATATAGAAAAATATTCAGTGTAGTATTTTTGCAAGAATGTCTAAGCTTTTTTTAATATTTCATCAATAATTCTACTACTTGCAATCATATCGTCATTAAAATAATCATCTGTTTTTGAGATGTTTCCAGTTAATCCTTGCTCATTGTCTTTCACAGTTAATTTTTCCACATCTCCTGCTAGTATTTCCTTGGCTTTTGTAGTGTAATCAAAACCATTAAATTCTTCTTGTATATTTTTATCCATCTCATTCCTTAATTAAAGATTGCTTATGTGAATGTAATCGCCAAACTGCAATCAAAAATAGGCATCAATAAGCCTTAATATATATAGTATATATCACATACTGAAATATACTACCTAAAAAAATATTTAATAAACATAAAGGAATATATGTAAAACTGACATATATTCCTTGAAAAAGAATATTTGCAATAAATGGGAATTTAATTACCAATTTAAACTTAGATTAAGGGGAATAATATTACCATTCTCTTATGCAACCAATCATTACAGAGTTGCACATAACCATGTGATATGGCAATGGCGAGAGCTTTGAGTTTATGTTGAATTCAGAAGTACCACACTCGACTACGGTAGGAAGTGTTGGAAACAAGGGGTGGCCACCAAATAGCTAACAACTTTCAAATAAGCACTTTTTGTTGAGACAGCCTATTTAATTAGGGAAGTGGGTCAAAGTAAACTACTATCCCACCTGATGAATAAGTGTTTATAGAGAGTTAAAATTAAACACAATTGATTACCTATTTTGTAAAGCTTCTGAGTTTGTTGAATCGGGTTTAACAGGTGAGCTGAAATAGATTAATTGAAAGTGTTAAGAGGTCTTATGAAAGGAGAAATGACCTCACTACTCTACCCTTTTTCTTTGCAGTTCAAGGGTAGCAATTACATTCACCAAGCCACCGTTCCCCACCCCCCCCTTAAATTAGAAATCCTTTCCATTTTAACGGTGGCGTTGTGAGTGTAAAAAAATAATAGGAGCATAAAATGTCAACAATCTCAGTAAGAGAAAAAAATGAATTAAATACGGCAGAACAACAAGCAATGTCTTTCATAAAACAAAATATTGAAGTAGAACGTGAGCTTACTGCTGGTGCAACGTCTATGCCTTATTCTGATGTGTTAAGAGTGAAGAATAAAAAGAAAGCAGTTGTAAAAGAACTTAAAAAGTCTATGAATAAATATCATAGATTAGGTGGGCTAAAAACAGCCGAAGAGCTGAGAATTGTCATAACAAGAGGATAGGCAAATGAAAGTAACCATTAAAGATGCAGAAGAGGCAATCAAATACGTTGGTTTTAGTATGCCTGAGATACGAGCTTTTGTAGCTGGCAAGAAATCAAGAGTTATTAAAACTTATGAAATTCAACCCTTAAGGAGTGAGTCATGTTTGAGGTTAACAGCTTAGGGAACTTAATAATAGTCGCAATAACAATTTGTTTAGTCACGCTACCTATTGTTGATTATGTAGCAGAAAAATTTGTAAATAAATTATTGGGGGAATAAATGAACGAACAAGAGAACAATACAGCACCAGTGCTATCAGAGATAAAGTTTCCAGTGTCTATGGGTGAGATAGATAACTTACTAGTAGAATATAAAGATATTCCAGCAATTGACCCTGAAAGTGATGAAGCTGGTGAACAATATCAATTTGTTTTAGCAGGACACAAAAAGTTTATAAAAGCAAGAACATCAATTGAAAAAGTGCGTAAAAGTTTAAAAGCACCAGCTATTGATTATGGTAAAAAAGTTGATGAACTTGCAAAAGAATTTCAATCAAAAATAAGCTCAACAGAAGCCTCATTAAAAAATGCAAGAGAAGCTGTTGAACGTCATGAGCAAGAAAAAATGTTCCAAGCGGAAGAAGCTGAAAGACTAAGAGTAATGAAGAATGAGACTATTATTAAAACTCTTCAAAATGTACCTCTTGATTTTATTGACTCTTCATCTCAAGAAATAGATGTTTATTTAAACTCTATAACCGCTCCTACAGTTGAAGAACTTGAAGAGTTCTATGATAGAGCGATAGAGGCTTATAATAAGACTGTGGCTCAATTGAAAGGCATGGTTGGAACTAAGACAAAGGCTGAACAAGCAGATAAACTTGAAGCCGAAAGACAGGCTCAAATCCAAAAAGAAGATGATGAGCGTAAAGCAAAATTTGAAGCTGAACAAGCTGATTTTAAACGTAAACAAGAAGAGTTTAAAAAACAGCAAGAAGTTCAATCAGAAAATCTTAGGTTACAACAAGAAGAGATTAATAGACAAAGAGCTGAAAATGAAGCAGAAGAACTGCAAAAAAGGCAAGAAGTTGAACGTATCGAACGTGAGAAGCAAGAAGCTAATGAGAAAAAACGTAAAGAGAGAGAGGATAAAAAACTCTTTGAGAAAAGACAGCACGAAGCTAACAAAGCTATTGGTGCAAATCAAGTTGGACTTCTTAATGCAATTATTAATGGGGAAATTCCACATGTAAAATGGATGCCAGATGAGTAATAGCCCAGATAGTGTATATGAGATACTTAGTAAAATTAATATGCAACAATTCATTAAGGCAAAACAGAAGCAAAGATTTATCCCTTGGTATTCAGCTTTTGATGTAGTCCAACAAAACTTCCCTAATATGATTTATGAAGTCTTGGAAAATGATTTTGGACTTCCATTTTTTGACTCTCCTTACGGAATTTTTGTTAAGACAAAAGTTACTATCCAAGATAGAACATTACCTATGATTTTGCCAGTTCTTGATGGTGCAAATAAAGCTATGAAAAGTGAGCGATACTCTTATAAGGTTAAAGAGTATAAGAACAGTAAATTTACAGGCAACTATACTGATAAATATGTAGAACCAGCGACAGCGTTTGATATAAATACGTCTATTATGAGGTGTTTAACCAAAAATATTGCTTCTTTTGGACTAGGTCTTTATGTATATGCAAATGAGCAAATGCCAAAACTGATAGCAATTGACTCTGAACAGCTAACAGCTCTTGCAAAGCTATCAACAGAGAAAAAAGTAAACTTAGAAGTTCTCAATAAAGCATTTGGGGTCAATAAGACATCTGAGCTTTATTCTATTAATTTTGAGAATGCCCTTATGTTTATAGAAGAAAATGCTTCTTGAATTTATCAAAGGTCAAAACAACCAGTTAATCCCATCTGATAATGAGACATTTGAAAGAATGCAAAAAATCAAGATTGGTGATACTGTATTCGTTGAATATAAGCCAAGAAGGAACTATCAGTTCCATAAAAAACTTTTCTCTTTATTGAACTTCGTATATGCAAATCAAGACCATTATAAAAGTGTAAATAATATTCTTGAAGCAGTTAAATTCAGAGCTGGTTATTTTGAAGCGATACTTTTTCATACTGGCGAACCACACTATAAAGCAACATCAATAGCATTTCACGCAATGGACGACATAGAATTTGAAGAATTTTATTCTAAAGCAATTGATGTTTGTTTAGAACTCATCCCTATGGGAAAACAAGAACTGGAAAACGCAGTTTTAACTTATTTATAAAGGACACACTTGAATAACGTACAAATATTAGGAACTATCACACGAGATATTGAATTGAAATATACTCAATCGAGTACAGCAATCGCTAGTTTTGGAATCGCATACAACGATAGATGGAAAGACCAGCAAGGACAACAGCAAGATAAGGCACACTTCTTTGATGTTACAGCATTTGGAAAAACTGCTGAAAATCTAAATCAATATTTCAGAAAAGGCAGTCGCATCTTAATTAGTGGTTCACTAAATTTTGAGAGTTGGCAAGACCAGCAAGGGAACAATAGGAGTAAAGTCACAATTAAACTTGAAAGATTTGATTTTATTGACAAAAAAGATGATAACCAAGGTCAGCAACAAAATCAGAATAACCAACAACAGCAGTACAATCAACCACCAATGCAACAAAATCAAAATAACGGTGGACAGCAACAATACAACCAGCAACAGCAGAATCAGCAACAACAACACAACAACCAAAACAACAGCAATAGGTACAACCAAAACACACACCAATAACGGTGGTACGCCAAGCAAAAATGTACAAGATGTTCCCACAGTATTCTTAGATGCTGAGGGGAATGAAATAAGTCAACCATGACCGAATACTCAATACTAATCGCATTAATCTACTTTGCGATTATCAGCAAACCAATTTACATAAGTATGAAACGAATTATTAGGAGGATTTGATGATAGCACCTATGAAAAATAGCAAATTATATAGACAAGACAATATTAAAGAGATGCTGAACTGGTCACTTGATAAAAAAATATCTCATGCCCTTAAGAGGATTAAAGAGTTTCACACTACGCAGAATGGCAAAGTATATATTTCTTTTAGTGGCGGAAAAGACAGCACGGTCTTACAACACTTAGTTAGATCTATCTACCCAAGCACTGTTTCAGTATTTAGTAATACAACCAACGAATTTGTTGAGATACTTGACTTCGTAAAACACACAGACAATGTAATTACAGTTTATCCAAAACTATCATTTAATGAAACAGTTACAAAGTATGGTTTCCCATTAGTCAGTAAAAGAACAGCAAGAGCGATAACTGATTTAAGAGAGAACAAACAAACCACTTCAAATGTAAGAAATTTATACTTGACAGGTTTAAATAGAAAGGGTGAGCATTGTCCTAGCTATAAACTTGCTAAAAAATGGTATCCACTCTTTGAAAAAGCAACTTTTAATATCACAAATAAATGCTGTGATGTACTAAAAAAAGAGCCTTTGGTTGAATATGAAGAGATGACAGGGCTCAAAGGATTTGTTGGTACACAAGTAGGTGAGAGTAATCAAAGAAAGAGTAATTGGCTTGATTATGGTTGCAATATATTTGATGCTAAAAGACCAACAAGTAGACCTTTAAGTATATGGACTGAACAAGATATTTGGGATTACATACATAGGTTTAGCATTCCATATTGTGAGATTTATGATGATGTGGTTGATAAAAATACTGGTGAAGTTTTGATTGAGGGTGAAAAAAGAACAGGCTGTGCCTATTGTGCATTTGGTGCGCATCTTGAAAAAAGTAATTTAACACATAAAAATAGATTTGAAAGATTAAAACTAAGAAAACCTAAGCAGTTTAAAAAAATAATGAGTCTAAAAAATAATGGTGTTACATTCTCAGAAGCTCTATCTTTTATAAAGGTTAATCATTGATGTCAAAACTTGAAACAGACGAACAACTACTTGCATTCAAAAAATGCACTGAATTTATGTTGTTCTATGGGAGAGAGCCTGAGTCGATTGAAGAGTTGAAAGAGTTTATGTATTTGGATGAGGGAGAATAGAGATGAGTGAGCAAATGTATTATGTACAAGATAGTAGAAGCTATGTAGGAAATTCTCCTTTGTGGTGGGCTTTAGGCGGTGGTGGCTATACATGTGACATAGATAAAGCAGAACTACACACGTATGATGAAGCTATGGCACTATTTGAGTCACGAAATACAGACATTCCTTGGAAGAAAGAAGACGTACAACAAGCTGTTAAAAGTCTTGTTGATAGTCAATATCTTAAAAAAAGTGATGAAGACGGTTTTTATTCAATCTTAGAAAAAAGAAAAAAAGAAAAACGTGATGAAGCTAAAAAAGAACATGAAGAATATCTTTTAAAGTCATACAAAGATGAAGAGCTATTCGCCATTATGGATTATGTTAGCTTTGACAGTATAAAAAACAGAACTGATTTTCGCAATGCTTTTGATGAAGCGACAATGAACCCTGATTTTGAGTTTCACGAACATTATTATCCTACTGCATACAACAAAGATAGGGATGAAGTTTTTGACGACCTTGTTAAATATGACTTTATTTTTAAATGTGCTGATTGTGAAAAATACTTTACTGTAACAAATAAGAGTGATAATTATCAAGATTTATGCGATGGTTGTGGCTGGGAGAAATGGGAAAAAGAAAATCCTTAATACAAGTATTTTAATTGATAAATTACACCCCAATAATTACACAGAGGAGAGACAAAATGCATAAAGTTCACCTTGTAAATCCTACATATGAAACTTGGAATCCACCTTGCGGAACAGCTAACCTAGCATCAACAACTAATATTCCAAGTGAAGTAACTTGTAAAAAATGCAAAAGATTAATCCCAAGTGACAAGCCTTTGAAAATGTATTGTGTATCTGTATATGATGAACAAAAATACATTGAAGCATCAAACGCATCAAAAGCAAACTATCAAGCTTTTAAAGAGTTTTATTACAATAACGATATGTGTGAAAGTATCGGCGAACAATTTAGCTGGTTTAAAAGCAGATTAGAAAGCACAAGAGTATGCAAAGATAAAAACGTACAAAAAACTTTAACTCACGCAGAAAAAGATGCAATCGAAGAACAAAAAGCAATTGACGAATGCGAAGAATGGAACAAAAAATATCCAATTGGTACACAAGTTTGGTTTCAAAAAGATGGAGCTGAAAAACCTATCTTAACTAAAACAAGGTCAGAGGCGCAAAGCAGAGGTACATATATGGTTTTATGGACTGAGGCAGACGGTTCAAGCTACCGTCTTGACCCACGATGGATATTGCCTTACGTTGGTAATGAAAACATAAAGGTTTTAAGAAATTAAAGATGAAATTTTCGTCAACGAAAAAAGGGAACATAGCAATGAGCAAACAAATAGAACAACTTGAACAAGTTCTAAAAAGTTTAAAAGAACTTCTAAAGGCGGAAAAAGATGTTGCAAAAAAAAATGATAATTCTGCAAATATGGATATTGACAATACCACTGCATCAAGAAGAGCAAAGGCAAGAGATAATTTAACGTCAGCTTGTCAATATAGAGACAAAATTAGAGATAACTTGCACGCAGACTTAGTGGATGCTGACTTAACGGACTTAAGAGAAGTAGAGTTTTATAGAGGAAGAGTTATTACTGTTTCTTGTGGTCACGGACACACTAATGAGCTTAAATATATCCCAAAAACACCAAAGAGACTAGCGAATGAATAAAAGCTTACTGAAAAACAAGCAAAAATAATAATATCTAGTGTAACTGGGTATTTTGAGTAAGCCTCTTGATTGAATGGGCTAATCCATTGGAGCAGATTTAGGTCTGTTCTTATGGGAGAGTCGTGACTCCCTAGTGTTTTTTTAGAGTTGTTTTATCGGACTTTGGCTCGACATTAAAGGTGTACTTTATAGTATATACTATGATTTATACGATAAAATTCTAAAAATCTATAGGATAAAAAATATTATAATACAAAATTTAAAGGAATGATTATGGCAACTGCTAAAAGTAAAATATTCACTTACAATAAAAGGCAAAAGATAATCCTTGAAGTAGTAAAAGATATTGAAAATGGTCAAGTCCTATATGGTATTGATGATGGCCTTTATAAACGTGAAATAGAAAGCCATTTTATGCTTAGTGAAGAGGGAATACGTAGCGTAATTAAATCTATATATCCAAATATTGAAAATGCAATTATTAATGGAATTCCACTCAAAAAGAAAGACATAAGTGAACTTGCGTACAAACTAACTTTTAACTGGGTCAGTGAAGAAAAAGATTTTGAGCAAAATATCGTAAAATCAACATCTTATATATTGAATATCTCTTATAAAAAACTTGGAGAAATAATAGGCGTTAAAAGTGATAGCTTAAGAAATATAGCTTCTAAAGAAGAAGTTAGCGAACAAGTTACTAAATCTATCGAACTTTACAAAAAGACTCTAAGACTAGAAGAAGAAATAGAAAAGCATAATTCAATAAAACAAACAATCAAAGACTGGCTCAACTAAAGTATAATTACTTTAAATGCAATAAATATATATAATTATAACTTAAATAGTAATATATAGTTGCATTTATAATATAATTACTTGACACTATCTTGGAAACAAGCTACAATTCAAATATAATTTTTACTATGAAAATAATTTTAATTTACTAAAATAGTATTTTTTTACTATTTTTGCAATAAAATAGGAATTTTAGTCCAAAAACACCCCCCCCTGTTTTAAATTATTTTAATTATGTAAAATTTGAGTGTTTTTATAGAATCTCATTTTTATGGACAAAAGAGCATCATTTTTCTAATAACATTTCAGATGTCATAAAAATGTATAGATATACATACAACTTAATGATTTTTTTATAGATAGTATTACGATTATTTAATAAAAATATAATATGAAAGATATTTAATATGAGAATTAGTAAATTATTTAAATTGTTAAGAAATTGATAAATTTGTATGATTTTATTACCAAGTTGTCTTTTTGAGGCTGTATAATATTACATATAAATGAAAATTAAAAACTGAATTTTTAGATGTAGTAACTCCATCAGATACAGAATTAACGAGGGTTAAAATACTCGACCACCAAAAGACGGATACACCTATTTTAAAATTCTAAAGAAAGGGTATATATGGAACTTGTAGAGATTAGAGACAATCATGTTTTTACAGATAGCTTGGGTATTGCTGAACATTTTGACAAAAGACATTCTGATGTTATCAGGTCAGTAGAAAAGCTTCCTAAAGATGAATTCAACCAACGCAATTTTGCGCTCGTTAAATATGTCGATGCAAAAGGTGAAAGTCGTCCAATGTATCGAATGACGAGGGATGGATTTAGTTTAATAGCTATGGGCTTTACAGGTAAAAAAGCCTACCAATGGAAACTTAATTATCTTAAAGCATTCAATAGAATGGAGACGATAATTATTGAGAGGCAATCTTCTGAATGGATGCTTACTCGTTCACACGGGAAGATGGTTAGGCGCAAAGAGACAGATTCAATTCAATTGTTTATACAATTAGCAATCAGTCAAGGAAGTTCTAATTTTAAGATGTATTATAAACATTTTACTGGATTAGTACATAGTACAGTTGGTATTAAAGATGGTGAAAGAGATTTAATAACACCTCAAACATTAATGCTAATTGGAACAATTGAGGCAAAAATATCTGAGCTGATACATAACTTAGTGAGACAAGAATTGTATTACAAAGATATTTATAAAGAGGTTAAAAAACAAGTTGAGTTATTGGCAAACTTCTTGCCATTAGAGAGTAATGTTTATTTACCAACTCCGCAAGTTAAACCACAATTAGAGGCATCAGCATGATGCTCTCTGAACTAAACCTAGAAGATATAACCCAAAAGCTACAAGGGACAATGTGTCTACTCGATGCACTCAGAGTAAGTGAGTCACAAGGCGACCATTTATACCAAGCAGATGCTTTTCAGCTCTTATCATCGACACTATTTGAAGTGATAACAGAAGTCAGAGCAGTCGTATACAAATAACACCTCGATAAAAAACACTACACAATGGGCGGTCACCCCGCCCTACTTCATATAAAAAAATATCATCAATAAGGAGTCCCTATGCGGTTTGTAAAGACCAGTACCCTTTTGCAAGAAATTGAAATAGACGAAGATTTTTTATACCAAGAAAGAGGCAAACTCTTTATTGCTGGTATCCATTTTGCCATTCCAAAGGGCAAAAAATATGCTCTATGGAACTTAGAAGAAATGTTTAAATGGGCTGGTACTCATGCTCCAACTACCGATGAAGAACTAGCAAATGATGTAGTTCAAAGTATGCTCGCAAGTTAGACTCTCCAAATTTAAAGGTATAATTATGACCGTTGCAAAATCAACTGACCAAAAAGGAAACAATTTGGTCAGTATATTTACAAGAGGAAATAGGCTTTATTGTCAGTTTACAATTAACAGTAAAGTGAGGCAAAGAAGTACAAAGTTAGACGATACACCAGCCAATAGACGGCTTGTCAAGCAAAGCATAATACCTAAGCTTGAGGTTAAAATAATAAGTGGTGAATTTGACGAAGTTGAAAACAAACCTGAAAAGTTTGAACTTTATGCTGACAAATATCTATCTATACAAGAGAGTTTAAAATCTTATAGAGAGTGGCATAATATTGTGGTCAACCAGTTAAACCCTGTCTTTGGTAAAAAAGATATTGATAAAATCAAGCGTGCTGACGTAAAGAAGTTTATTGATAATAGGTTAAAAGTAGTATCACCTAAAAGAGCTAGGACTCTTTTAAATGTTATTGTTGCAATAATAAATATCGCTATTGATTACGAAGATATTATATCGAATGTAGCGTTAAATATAAAGTTACCACAACATAAACAGGAAGAGTTTGAACCTTTTAGCACTAAGGAGATTGAGCAAATCATTTCAACTGCTGATGGATGGTTTAAAAACTATGTAGCTTTCTCTTTTTATACTGGTGCTAGAGTTGGTGAATTGCTAGCTCTAAAATGGAGTGATGTCGACCTTGAAAAAGGAGTCATAAGTATTGAAAGACGTATTAAAAAAGGCGAGATAAATACACCTAAAACTAAAAGTGGAATAAGACAAGTGCCAATCTTTTCACCGTTAGTCCCATTTGTAAAATCTCAGCTTAAAATATCAAGAGAGAATAAGAGTATTTGGGTTTTTCAAAATCCTTATACTAAGAAGATATTTTATGATAGCAAGAAAATAGTTCCTCATTGGAGAGAGCTATTAAAAAAGTGTGATATTGAATTTAAAATACCTTACACTACGAGGCATACGTTTATAACTAATATGTTAAATGGTGGACAGTTTAGTATTTTAGATATTGCACAAATAGTTGGACATACAAATAGCGAGATGATAGTCAGAAATTATGCTAGATACATAAAAGGTGAACACCTAAAAGTAGGTAGAAACTACGACCCTTTTACTGACAATTCCACTGACAGTATGTCGCAAAGCACCTAG